GATCACGAGAGGCCCGCGCAAGGAGTGGGTCTGATATTTTCGATAACGCCATTACTTACGGTTAGTTAAATGCCCGCAACGGTTGCGAAATCAACGGGGCGTGGACGGCTGGATTACTCTGGCTTGGCCAGCTTGCAGCAACGGCAGATCGCTAGGATCGTTGGCGTTTCGGCTCCGGCGATTACGAAATGGGGGAAGGCGGGGTGTCCCCGGAATGGGGACGGGAGTTATGATTTGGGCAAGGTGATTGGCTGGCTGCGGCGGGGGGCGATTGATGTTGGGAAGGTTCGGCAGAAGGAAGTGCTGGCGGTTGTGGGGGTTTCGAAGCCGACGATTGGTGAGTGGGAGAGGAAGGGGTGTCCGAGGAACAAGGACGGGAGTTATAACTTGGCGGCTGTGGTGCAGTGGCGGGAGAAGCAGCTAGAGGGGCGGATTGCTGCGGGGCGGTCTGAGCAGAATCGGGGACGGGGGCGGCGGGAAATGGCTCAGGCGGAGCTGGCGGAGCTGGACTTGGCGCAGAAGAAGGCGGAGCTGCTGCCACGGGGGCCGACTATTGCGGGGTGGATCGGCAGGTACATGGCCATTCGGACGATGCTCACGGGGCTGGTGAGGCGGTGCCAGGGGCAATATGGGTTGACGAAACGGCAGGGGAACGCCATTGCGGGGGAGGTGGCGGCGATGATCGAAGAGCTTCGGAGGTCGCAGCCAGCCCTACAGTTGAGCGAGCGGGTTGTGAAGGCGATGAAAGCGGACGCCCGGGCGGCGGGAAGGAAGCGGAAGTGATGGGAGTTTGGGCTCCATACGGCTGGCCGTTGCAGCGAGAAGATCTGTTTGCGTTCATCATGGCGATGAACGATGGCTGTGATATGACGGCGAAGGATATGGCGCCCCTGGTGTGGAACTGCCCAGGGAAGAGGCGGCGGCCGAAGCCGTCGAGCATGACTGGCGGATTCGGCTAGTGAAATCCGGCCGCGACCGGATGGCCATTTGGTCGCGAAGTGCGAATCGTAGTGACCCCCGCCGCCGATTGTTAGCGCAGCGGCGGCGGGGTCTTTTAGGTACGGCGTACGGCGTACGGCGCGCGGTAAAGAGTGAAAGGGCATGATGGGCATTATTGTTGGCAGTGTGATGGACCCGGAAGTGTGGGCGAGGATCCCCGACGGGTCGGTGCATATGGTCGTGACGAGTCCGCCGTACTGGGCGCTGCGGGACTATGGCGTCGAGGGCCAGCTCGGGCTCGAGAAGACGCCGGAGGAATGGGTGGAGAAGATGGTTGGTGTGTTCCGAAGCCTGTGGCCGAAGCTCAGGGACGACGGGACAGTGTGGTTGAACATTGGGGATTCGTACGCGGCGGGGAGTAGGGCTTACAATTCGTTCCGCCGCGACAGGGCACATGTGAGCGTTCCCTGTCCTGACATTCCGGCTGGCCTGAAGCAAAAGGACCTCGTGGGGGTTCCTTGGATGTTGGCGTTCGCGTTGCGGGCGGATGGGTGGTACTTGCGGCAGGAGATCATCTGGCATAAGCCCAATCCCATGCCGGAGAGCTGCGGGGACAGGTGTACGAAATCGCACGAGTCGATATTTCTGCTGGCGAAGAAGCCCCGGTATTACTATGACCAGGTGGCGATCAGCGAGCCGACCAATGGGAACGCACACGCGCGGGGCGACGGGGTGAACCCGAAGGCGGCCCTTGGGACGGGCGTTGGCTGGGGGTATACGGGCGATGAGACTCAGGGGGATTTGAAGAGCAGGTACAAGACGCCCGACGGGTGGGATACGAGCACGGGCGACGGTGGGCATGGGAGCGTGCATCGCGAGGGCCGGGAGAAGGGACAGGTGGGATATGTGCATACGGCCCGATCAAAGCAGAAGGCTTCATTCTCGGGGGCGGTCAACGCACTGGTGGCCAGGCGGAACAAGCGATCGGTCTGGAGCATTGTGACCGAGAGCTATCCCGGAGCTCACTTTGCCACCTTCCCGCGGAAGCTCGTGGAGCCGTGCGTGCTGGCGGGGACGTCGGGCAAGGGCTGCTGTCCGGAGTGCGGGGCGGGCTGGGTGAGGGTGGTTGAGCGTGGTGGCGGAACGACGGGCAAGTCCTGGAATGACCATGTTGGCGATCAGGCCAAGGGCGCGAGGACGACTAGTGTTGGCGCTGGCGGCCTGTCGGGTGTCACGGACGGAAGCGGGCAATCCTACTACGTACGAACAGGGGGCTGGCGGCCGGGGTGTGAGTGTTACACCGCCCAATACGAGAGGGACTATCCGCACCACTGGCGGAGCCGATGGCACGAGGACCGATGGTGGGAGCGCGTCAGGCGACGGGCGGTGGACTGGCCGTGGGAAACCGTGCCGGCTACGGTGTTCGATCCGTTCATGGGCGCCGGGACGTCGGCCGTTGTGGCTCAGTCACTCGGCAGGGAATACCTGGGGATCGAACTGAACGCGGACTATACCCTGCAGGCGGAAGACCGGATCGCCGCTGCGGCCAATCCTACGACGTGGACGAAGGCGAGCCTGCCGGATGCGGCGCCGCTGTTTGCGAAGGAGGGACCGGTATGAAGATCATTCGGGTATTCCCGCGAAGGACGGCAGCCACGCCGGATGATGCGATGGCGTTTGTCGGCCCGCCGCCGTTTGCCGCCATGAGGCCCAAGGCGGACGCGGTACACGTGTCGGTCACCTTCACCTGGGATATCCCTCTGGCCCGTCGTCTGGCCAGCTCGTGGGGACGATTCTATGACCGAGTGAAGACAGGCGGTCCGGCCCTTGGGGATGCCGGCGGCGAGTTCACGCCAGGCCTCTATATGAAACCCGGCTACCTGATGACGTCTCGAGGCTGTCCCCAGAAATGCAAATCGTGTCTTGTGCCCAAGAGGGAAGGTCGGATCCGTGTGCTGCTGATTAAGGACGGGCACGATGTGTGCGATAACAACCTCTTGGCCTGTCCGCGTGGGCATATTGAGGCCGTCCTTGAAATGATGAATGGGCAAAGGGCCCGAGCCCGATTTACGGGTGGGCTTGAAGCCCGACATGTAAGCCCATGGTTTGCACGGGCCCTCGCCGATATGCGACTTGACATCGCCTATACGGCATATGACCGGCCGTCCAGCAAGCCGCACGTGGAGGCCGCACTGCGCTTGCTACGCGAAGCTGGGGGATGGTGTGATGGGACTGCTCGTCGGAGACTTGCGTGCTATGTCCTGGTGGCGCATGATGGCGATACAATCAGTGAGGCAGTGAAGCGCCTTGAATGGGTGGTGTCGCTCGGGGTCCAACCATTCCCGATGTTCTACCAGCCTGACCAAGCCACGCGACGAGAGGAACCGGCGGATTGGACGCGAGCCCTTCGGCCGTTCATACGCCCATATCTCACGCCCCGCCCGCTATTCACCGAGAAGCCCGAGGCGCCGAAGGACAAGACGCTGTTCGGCGAGGAGGGCGAATGATGATTGACGGGCTTTGGAAATCTGAGAGTGGGTACGTCGACTCCATGGGGGTGGCGCTATTGGACTGGACGCCCGAGGAGGCCCGGGCGTGGGAATCGGATCCGATCATTCCCACGGCGGAGTGGGTGAGTCGGTATATGAGATTGCCGGAAGACACCGCCGCACTGGCGGGACGGATCGATCTTGGCATGACGCCCTACCTCCGCGGGCCGTTCGATGCTGTCGACGATCCGTACATCGAGACGATTACGTTAGTATCAGGGACGCAACTGGGCAAGTCGACGTTCCTCCATGGGTGTATTTTGAGTGGGGTCTGCCAGCGGCCCGGCCCCCGGCTGCTCGTCTTGCCAACAGAACCCGACGCCCGCGAAGTGGCCGGTGGAGATCTCCGGTCGGTCTTTGAAGAATGCGACAGGGTAATGAGACTCACGCCCCTGGGCCTGGCGTCACTCAAGAAGGAAGGGTACGACCTGGCCGGTGGCGATCTGAACTTCGGCTGGTCGAACTCGGCGGCGTCACTCTCACGCCGGCCGTGCCGCGAAGTCTACCTGGACGAAGTTGACAAGTATCCCCCGTACATCGGCCAGGACGTCGACCCGATATCACTGACCGACAAGCGAATGCGAACGTATCGAAATACCACCGGGTGCAAGTCCATCCGGGTATCGTCGCCAACAGTCCCCTCAGGGGCGATCAGTGTTTCCTACGAAGAGTCCGACCAGCGATCGTACTATGTGCCCTGCCCCCACTGCGGGGTGTACCAGGTGCTAATATGGGCGAACGTCCGCTGGCCACGGAAGGCCGACGGGCACTCCGCACCCCGGGCGACTATCGAACGGGATAACCTGGCGTGGTACCAATGCGACGAGTGCGACCACCAATGGGACGACGAGAGGAAAAATTCTTCAGTCAAGCAAGGCGTGTGGGCCCGCCTGGGCGAGGACGTTGACACCGATGGACAGATCACCGGGCACGCCAGCCAGCCCGGCCGGCATGCGGGCTTTCATATCTCGGCAATGTATAGCCCGTTCGTTACGCTCAGCCAACTCGCAGCGGCCTTCCTCAAGGCCAACAGCACCGGGGCTATTGCCCTTCAGGATTTTTTGAATAACGAACTGGGCGTTGTCTTCGAGGAAAAGGAAACGGAAACCTCAGAGAACGAGATGAGACGGCACGCGGGCGTCCTGCCAAAGGCCACCGCGGACCTCGAAACCGGACTCGTCACGGGGATCATGGACGCTCGCGTGCAGTGCATCACGGCGTTCATCGACTGGCAGAAGCACTCGTGGTACGTGGCTGTCAAAGGCTGGGGGTTCGGCCTGGAGTCGTGGGTGCTTGACTATCGGGAAATAATGACCCTGCCGGAACTTTTCAGGTACATCCGCACGGTGACCTTCTCGCGGGCCGGCAGCCCGAAGGTCAAGGGGCGGATACAACTGACGCTCATCGATACCGGGGACGAGGCGGCGAAGGTGTACGCGCTGATCGACCAATGGCGGGACGTGGATATCCGAGGCGTCAAGGGCGCGTCGTCAGACGCCGGCCCCCCCTGGCGGGCGTCCGATCGGAAGAAGGACCCGCGGACCGGACGCGTTTACAAGACGCCTATCCGCCACTACACGCGACACCCGCAATACTTCAAGGACTGGGCGGCCCTGCTAATGAGCGTGGACGAGCCCGGCCCTGGCTACATGCACCTGCCATCAGACGTGTCGGACGACTACCTGAAGCAACTGTGCAGCGAACACAAGACTATCGATCGCAAACGCGGAAAGACCGGGCGGTCCGCCCGCCGGCCCAAGAGCTCGTGGAAAGTCCGGCCGGGCTATCGGGCTAATCACTATTGGGACTGCGAAGTCGGCAATGTGTTCGCGGCGGAACTGCTGCAGTTGCGAGCACTGCCGGACCCGAACCAGCCCCAGCAGCCACCGAAGCCAAAGACAAAGAAACGAGATCCATGGAAGCCCCGGACTTTTTGATTGGGGCTAGGCCGGACTTGACACAGAGAACGACTGAGTAAACAGAGAGACAGAGAACGACAGAAGTATTACCGAAAGGCATGTTATGAAGACTACGTTTGAGATGATTAAGGACTTGCAGGACGAGAAGGAACGACTTCAGACGCGATACCTCCAGGAGAACGAATGGTACTGGACGTGCTCGTTTCCCGATTCCCGGGGGCGGTGGGTGAAGGACGACGAGCACGGGAACCGAATGACGCTGTCGGCTGACGATGCTTGTCGGATGCAATCAGACTTTGATCCGCAGATGATCGAGTGCTCAGAGTGCAAGGCTGTGTTTGATATCCGATCGAAGGGCTGGCTGTGCTCGGTTTGCGAGGCTCCTTTCTGCGAGGAGCACCATAAGCCCGCGAACGGAGAATGCACGGTTTGTAGGGAGAATGTCAGTGAGATCAAGGACGAGGTGTGACCATGGCGAAGTGGGAGAGCGAGGCTGATCTGGCCAGAGAGGTTATTGGGTGGCTCCAGCAATGGGGCTATACTATCTATCAGGAAGTGGGCGACCTGGACATTCTGGCAGTTCTCGATGGTAAGCATACGAAGGTCCTCTGGGGGATCGAGTGCAAACGCCATTTCAATTTCAAGGTTATTTCGCAGGCTCAATCCTGGCTGGCCTATACTCACCGGACGTCTGTTGCTGTCCCGCGAAGACGGTACGACGCCAGGGTCGGAGAGATTGCCTGTAGGACTTTGGGGATAGGGATTATCCAATCGGAGCCAGGCGACATCCGGGAAGCACTTGCCCCGGCCTTCAGGCGGAAGACTATCCCGAGATTGCTCGACGAGGTCAGGGACTTTCACGTTGACCGATGTGTCGCGGGGAGCCCCAGCGGCTCGGGGCGATGGTCACCCTATAAGCAAACGTGTTCGGAATTGAGACGGTACCTGACTAAGCATCCCGGGGCGTCGATGAAAGAATCCATTGATAATATCAGACATCATTATGCCAGCCAGAAGACCGCCCGGGCCTGCCTGTGCAAGTGGCTTCAGCTTGGGAAAGTGCCCGGTGTGGAGCGGCGGGGGCGGGGATTGTTTCTGACGGATGGCGACACAGACGACTGACTAACAGAGAAACTGAGAACGACTAGACATTAACGGAAAGGCAAGATTGTGAAGAAGGATCGAACAACGACGATGATTGACAAGCGAGAACTGGGAGATACCAACGGCCAGCCCGGCGGGCTGGGTATTGGCGCCCTGGCGGGCGCTGGCGAAGCAGCAGCGGCCAATCAGAAACCCGCCAAACCAAAGTACTGCCTGCGGATCCGGCGGGCGATAGCTATGGACGCCGCCAAGTGCGATGTGTGTGGAATCACCGCGGGCGGACACCCGGGCCTCTTTCAGAGGACACGGATCGCCGGGAACACTCTGTATATGAAGTGCCTGTCGTGCGAGACGAACTTTCAGATTGTCGTAATGATGACGGACGAAGAGGTGGCCCGGGCGGCGGACAAGGCGAAGGATAAGGCAAAGGGCAAGGGTGGCAGGAACGGCGGGTGAGGAAGGACGGCAGGCCAGGGACGGCAGGTTAGAGGTTACAGGTTTTCGAAAGGACGGTGAAGTGTGAGCCAGCCAAGTTATGGGATGGAATTGGTTGTGGACGTTGTTGATTGTAGTGTGTTGCTTTTCACGCGGAAAAGCATTGAGGGCTTTCTGGCAAGGCTCTGCGAGATGATTGGTGTCCGCAGGGAAGATCTTCACTACTGGGACTACGAGGGCGACCCTGAAGGGTACGAGGAGGCGGAACCTCATATGAAAGGGATATCGGCCGTGCAGTTCATATCGAAGTCCACGGTTGTTATTCATACGATCGAGGAGGGCGGACTTGCGATGATCAATGTCTTCTCGTGCGGACAGTTCGACGGGCCCGCCGTGAGTGCATTGTGCGGGCAATGGTTTCAGGGTAGAATCGAATTGGCAACTGTCATCGAAAGGGGGCGATCATGGTTGCGGTGATGATAATCCCAACGGGCCTTGGCTGTGCGATCGGCGGCCATGCCGGCGACGCCACGCCCGCCGCTCGACTTCTAGCCCAGGCGTGCGATCAACTGATCGTCCATCCGAACGTTGTTAACGCTAGCGATATCTGCGAACTCACACCGAACATGCTGTACGTCGAGGGGAGCATTCTGGATAGGTTCCTGGAGGGCAAGGCGTCTCTGCGGCGTATCGTTCGGAACCGCGTTGTTGTTGTGGTCAACCCGCCGGTGAGTGCCCTGACTATCAATGCCGTTAACGCGGCCCGGGTAACGCTCGGCGCGGAAATCGATATCGTCGAACTGAAGGAACCGCTGGTGATGGTAGGCTCGTTCTCCGAGGATGGCCGTGCCGTTGGTGAAGTGAGCGGGTGGGAGAGCCTTGTCGCGGTTGTCCGGTCCGGCGAGTGCGGACGGGTGGACGCTCTGGCTATCCATACGCCCATCGACGTGCCGAGAAAGGTGGCTATTGATTACTTCCGGGACGGCGGGGCGAATGGCAGTGTGAATCCTTGGGGCGGTGTGGAGGCTATCGCGTCCCGGCTGATCGCCGACAGGCTGGACATTCCTGTTGCCCATGCTCCTTTGGAGTCGGTGGATCCTTCAGACGATGATCTGTATTTCATTGGCCAGAAGGAAGAGGTTAATCCTCGGATGGCTCCTGAGGTTGTGTCCACAGGCTATCTTCATTGCGTACTGAAGGGCTTGCATACTGCCCCGAGAGTCCAGCAAGACCATCGGGGCCCGGGCGAGGGGGTTTATTACAATCAGATATCGGCGATGGTCTCGCCCATTGGCTGTAACGGCCGGCCGCATTGGGCCTGCAGGCGAGCGGGAATACCAGTGGTGTACGTTCGGGAGAATACTACTTGCCTGAACGTCGGGCCGGAGCCCGGCGATATAGTCGTTGAGAACTACCCGGAAGCTGCCGGAGTACTGCTGGCAATGAAGGCCGGATTGCATCTGCCTTCGGTGCGGGCGGATATTGGAAAGGACGGTGAGCTGTGAGCGAGCTGGCGGCGGAGATTGGGTTTGGCGGAGATCATATACTCCGACGGGCGGTGATTCGACTGATCATTGAATATGAGATACGGACGTTCGTGGAAACGGGGACCTATCTGGGATACACGGCCGGAGCAATGGCCGGGGTGATCTGCTCGCAGGCGTTCAATGTGGTGACCATTGAGAAGGACATGGAGAACTTCGGGCGAGCAGCGACGCGGCTCATGGGCCTGGGCGTTACGAATCTGTCCGGGCCGTCGGAAGACGTATTGAACAATTTTCTGAGAGAGTGGCCCGTTGAAGTCAACGGTGTTCCCGATGGGACGGTAACGCCTATCGAACGACCTGTGCTCTTCTACCTGGACGCCCATTGGCCGGATACGCCTGTGCTCGAGGAACTCGGTGTTATCGGGCGACTTGCCCCTGATTCGGTGATTGTCATTCACGATGTGAAGAATCCCAATCATGGGGAGTTTGCCTTCGATATGTACGGCCCGCAAGTCCTCGATTGGGAGTTCTTGGCCGAGGCGGTGGCAGGGTGTTATACCAATGGTTTCACACATTGGCATAACGAGCACGCGGCGGGCAATAAGGTTGGGGCGCTGTTCGTGACGCCGGGGCGGCGTGACGTAGGTTAGAGGTTAGAGGTTAGAGGTTTTCGAAAGGAACAACCATGGAACTCTGGGAAGAATATGGATGGTACATTGCATTGGTCATTATTGCGTGCATCGTCGCACCGCTGATCAGGCGCGTTCGCGTGAACGACGAGAAGAAGGATTGATGGTTAGACCGCGGGCGATGCCTGTGGCGAACTTGGCTTTTTGGGAGATGAGATTATGATTATCGAAAGCATTGGTATCCATGGCGTTTCGCTGGGGCTGGTTGTGCTCGTTCCGGTGAGTGTATTCCTTTTGATCGGTGCAATTGGCTGGCGGCGGAAGGCGGCCAAGCTGGCGGATGAGGTCGACGGGCTCGGGGGGGAGCTGGAGGCCAGAGGGGAGGAGATGAATGAACTCGAGGAGAAATACGAAGAGACTGTGAAGTGGGATCGTAGGCAGAAGGACGATGTGGGACGTTTGGAATTGGAGATCCGCCGACGTGGCGTTGTCGTGCCCGAGGGGCTGGCGATTAATGAATATGTCGGGGAGGCTCTGAAGGCGATGAGCGAGCTGACGGCGACGTGTACGTTACTTCGCACGGAGCTGCATCGTGCGGCTTGTATTGTGCCTGGCGAGCTGGCAGATGAGGCGATTGCGGAGGCGGTTGTGGCTGAAGTCGGGAAGCTCCGGAGAGCCCTGCCCGCCGGTACGAATCTCCATGAGTGTATTGATCGGGCGCTGGGGACGATCGATGCTCAAGAGAAGGCTATTGATGAACAGAGAAAAGAGCTTAACGCACGTGGGGTGATTATCGACGCCATGCACAAGCGGGAAGGGGAATTGGGAAAGGAGATCAAGGGCGTGTGGGAGGATACGGGCAAAGCTGCCTGTGAGGTTGCCCCCGGGCTGATACGACTGCTCAGACAGACCGTCGCCGAGACGGCCGCCGGTGGCTGCCAGTGGTTTGTCTCCGTGCCGGAGGGTGAGGGATACCCGGGCGGGGCAGGGTGCAATAGAGGGGTTAGAACTGGCGAGAAACTCCTCAAGTGCCGGCGGGTGTGGCTGGGATGTTGCGATGACTACGAGCAGAGCGAGGCGGCGGACTCGGCGGCGAAGCCCGTGGATGTTGGGGCGTGCCAGGCGTGCGAGTGCCAGGGGTTTGATGAACGGGTGGCGGATTTCCTGCGGCGATTGGGTGTGAAGATGGGAGAGGATGGCAAGCTGACGACCGAAGGGCCAGGGTGGTTTGGCAGGCTGTTTAGTCAGAGAACGTCCCGGGCGGGACCGGCCTGACGGGACGGGGCGACTGATTTACTCGGCATAACGCGTGGGGCGACCACGCGTTATCGGTTGTTTCCCTTTTTGGGAATGTAGGGGGTTGTCCCGGGGGCGGAGAGGGCGATAATTTAACCGTGAGCGAACCCACCGAATACACCGATGCTCAGATCCTCATATACCTCCGGCAGGCTCTTGTCGGTGGGCTCCAACGCAAGGGTAAGAAGGTTAGTATTAACAATCGTAGTATCGAATCGTTCGACCTGGCGGAAATCCAAGCACTCATCGCGGAGTACGAAGCCAGAGTGCTACCCGCACGGCAACGGCGAAATGCCGTGATCGGATTCGGGAGAGTATAGTGAAGTTGTTGGGTGTGAACATTCCGGGATCGAACAACGAGGCCCGGGCGGTCCGTAAGAAGACGGCGCTCGTGGAGGCCAAGAACAATCTTGCTCGTGCTCAGATTGCGCGGAGCGAGATTGCCACACAGAAGAAGGCCACAAGGGCACGGTTGAAAGCCGTAACGGCCCGGGATGTCGCACTGAGCACGTATGCCGCTGCCAAGAGGGATCGCACCAACGCCGACTGGCGGGCCAAACGCGGCTCCGCTGATATGGCCATCATTCCCGATGAGGCATGGGTCAACGCCCGAGCAAGACAATCCTGCCGGGACGACTGGTCAGGCAAGTCCTCCCGTAGCGGGTTTGTCAGATATGTTATCGGCACGGGCATTACCGCCCGGGCCCGAGCACGCGACCTGACCACGGGCAAGCTCAATAAGCCCTACAACAAGGCGACGAACACACTCTGGAAACGATGGATACGAGACCCCCTGGCTTGCGATATCGAAGGCCGGAAGGACTTTTTGGGCATACAACGGATCATCGGCGGCGAGGTGTTTGCCGTGGGCGGGGTGCTCGTCAGACCTGTCATTCGCACCCACGCCAACAACGTCGGCCTGACTATCCAACTCATCGAACGTGAGCAGCTCGACAAGAGCAAAACGAGCAACAACGATAACGAAATCAGAGGGGGCGTTGAGGTTAATGAGTTCGGCGCCCCGGTAGCTTATTGGGTGTTCACGAACTCCCACCCCTTGGAAACTTACCGATCGGAAAGCGAACGGATCCCAGCGGATGAAATCTATGACGTCATGGACCCCACGCGGGTCCGACAGACCGGGGCGATCTCGGCGATGACCGCGGCGCTGATCCGCCAACACAATCTGGCCATGTACGATGAGTTCGAACTCATCGCTAAGAAATATGAATCGTGTATCGGGGTGGCCGTCACTGAGGATCCGACCCGGGGCCCTGATGATCCGCTGGGTGGCATTGGGGCTGTTGACCCTCCGGCAAAGGACAATACGGAGATTGAAGTTGTACCGGGTATGGTCATTAAGCGTGGCCCTGGCGAGACGGTTGACCTGCTGGACCCCAAGCGGCCCGGCAATGGCTACAAGATGTTCACCGACCAGCAGATTGCTCAGATCGCTGCCGGTAGTGGGCTGGACTATGCGACCGTCGCCCGCCTGTACGACAAGGGCAACTTCTCCTCGCAGAGGCAAGGCCTGCTGGATATGTGGGCCGAGCATGACCCGATTGCCATGATGATCGTGAACGTTGCCCTACGGCCAATATGGGAAATGTTCATCACCGTCGCGGTGCTCGAAGGCAAACTCGATGCACCGGGGTTCTTCACTGACGATGCACTCCGAGCGGAATACCTGGAAGCGTCCTGGGGACTCACCCCGAAGACCTGGATCGATCCCGCCAAGCAAGGCGCGGGCAAGAAGCTCCAATTGGATATGGGAACCACCAGCCAGCAGAGGATCACGAACGAACTGGGCGTTGACCTGGACGAGATCCTTGACGAACGGGAAGAGTACCGGGACGAACTGAACGACCGCGGGCTGATCGTTGCGGGTGTGAATGCCCCGGCGAAGACCTCGCCCTCGGAGCCCCGGCCCGTTCGCCGGCCTAACGGCGAGAATGGAGACGACGATGATCAGGACGACGGATCCACCGATGACGATGATGGGCTGTCGGATGCGATAGCCAAGCTGGTTTTGGAATATTCGGGCGTTTGAGGTTAGACAATGAGCAAGAGAAACATCGTATCGCTTGACGATCGCGGCGGCGAGGGTAAGACCGTCTGTCTGACGTCCACGCTGCGGGCTCCCGAGGGTGGGTTCAGTGCCGAGGACTTGGACAAGGGGCTGTTTCGCAATGTGTCAATCATCACACGCGGGCCGGCGAATGGGCATGGGATGTGGGTTGACGATGTTACTCTTGAGCAGGTTGCCGAGAAGATGCTCGCTCGGGGTGGCGTCAAGAGCCACTTCACACATACCTCGCCGCCAGGCATATTCACCGATGGTGTTGATGGTATAGAACGCCTGATAGGATCCTGCGCGGGGAACGTTCGCATTGAAGACGGACAGGTCCGCGGTGACCTCCAGCTTGGCGAGTTTGCCAAGGACAGCCCGATCGGCAATGTATGGAAGTTCCTGACGGGGATTGCCAAGAGTATGCCGAAGGAAATCGGCCTTTCAATTCGCTTTCATCAGGACGAGCCGGAGGAGCGATTCGACGAAGGCGGAGCCAGGCTCGATCCGGCCTTCCGCATCCTGGACGTTGTAGCCGTGGACTTTGTCGGCGACCCCGCGGCGAACCCCGGGGGACTGCTGCAAGAGGGACCAAACGCGAAAACCACTACCAGCCACGGACGGCCGGTGAAACTTGAATATGGAGATACAACGATGAACAAGGCACTTCGAAGGTTTCTCGAGTCCAAGGGACTCGATGCCAACAGCGACGAGAAGGCAGCATTGGCTTACTTCGAAGCGCTGAGCGAAAAGGACAAGGTCGTTGCATTGGCGATCAAGGACGCTGTCGAGACCACGGCGGCCGAGCTGAACGCCGAGAAGGACTTAGCGGTTGCGCAGGCACTCAAGACAGCGGGGGATAGCCCTGCCGGCCAGACCCCCGAGCAGCTCGAGGCCAAGGCCCGGACGGACCATGCGGCTGAGATCAAAGAGCTGCGGGGCATTGCCAAGCAAGCGGGCATTACCGATCCGGTCTGGGCGGACAAGCACTTCACGGCCAAGACGCCCATGAAGGAAGTCCAGGCGGAGGCACTCGCCCATCTGGCCAAGAGCCACGGCGGGAAGGCTGTCGACGGCGGCCAGGTCGTGACCGGCGGAACGGATCTGAACCTGTCCACGCTCGGGCCGGCCATTGGCGATGCGATCTTGCAGAGGTGCCGCGTGCCGCTGGTGGAGCTGAACGCCGCCGGAGAGATCGTCAGGGATGACAACGGGCGAGTGAAGCTGAGAAAGGCTCACGACCGAGCAGTGGAGTTTCGCAGCCGGTCTCTGATCGAGACCGGGCGGATATGGCTTGCGAGTATCGGCGTCCCGGGCGTCGGGAGTATGACCCGCGGACGCGTTGCCGAGTTGGCCCTCAATGCCCGCCGGCTTCGCAGTACGTTCGGTGGGATCGCGCTGCAGTCAACAGGTGACTTCCCGCTGATCCTCGAGGACGTCATGAACAAGTCCCTGCGGGCGGCCTACGTGGAAGCGAATCCGACGTGGGAACGATGGGCCCGGCGAGTGACGAACGTGGACTTCAAGGAGATCAAACGCCTGGCACTCAGTGAGAGCCCGGACGTTGTGGTCAGGGCTGAGGGTGCCGGCCTGACGTACGTTACATTGACCGAGAGTCGTGAAACGTACGTGCTCGTTGAGTATGCCAATGGCATTCGCTTCACCCGCCATGCGATGATCAACGATGACCTGGATGCGTTCGGCAGGACTCCCAGGTTGCAAGCAGGGGCCGCACGGCGCAAAGAGGACGACGTGACGTATGCAGTCCTGACGGACAACGCTGCTATGGCCGATGGAAATGCTCTGTTCTCGGTTGCTCACAATAACGTGGCGATTCTGGAGGGCGTGCCCTCTGTGGCCACGCTCAACGCTGCACGAGCAGCCATGCGGACACAAACGGGCATTGGCGGAGACGCCATACTGAACATCGTTCCGGTGTATCTCCTGGCGCCGGCAGAGCAGGAGGGGACCGTTCGCGAGCTGTTGAACTCCACGGCCAATCCGGCGTCCAACAACGCAAACGTGGAGAACATCTGGCGGAACAACCTTGAAGCGGTTATCGAACCGCGGCTGGACGCTGTGTCCAGAACGGCATGGTATCTGGAGGCCAATACAGACCAGATCGATACCATCGAGGTCTGCTTCCTCGAGGGCGAAGAGTTGCCTGTGTCGAAGAGCGAGACGGAGTTCGATACGGACGATATGAAGTTCTCCGTTCGGCATACGGTGGCCGCTCATGCGATTGACCATCGCGGCCAGTATAGGAACGGCGGCGGCGGCTGATCGGCAGCGAGCCTGACCAACGGTAGACGTGACGTAGCGGTATTGACGATAACCCGGGCTGCGGCCCTTGGAGAGTAACGATGAGCTTTAGAGGCGAGAACGGCAAGGCGATAACCTATACGAACAACACTGGCGCGGTGATTGCCGTTAATGCCGTTGTTGAAGGCGGCGAGACGGTGATGGTGGCGAAAACCGCCATTGCCATTGGCGGCATAGGGTCCCTTTGGATTGACGGCATTCACGAGTTCGTCGCAGAAGGCGATACGGCGTGGGTTCCTGGCGATGTGGTCTATTGGAACCCCTACCTCGGGGAGGCCACCAAAGAGGCGTCCTCGTTCAACAAGATCGGGTTCGTCACCGAGATCAAGGCGGTCGCTGCACGGATCGGCTACGTCTCGCTCGAGCAGGAGCCCGGCGCGTAGGCACGAGAAACGAAGGCCGGCGGAATGGATGCCGAGCGGCTTTCGGTAAAGGCCCCCGTCCGTGGCAGGTGCTCCCCACATCTGCCGCGGGCCGGGCTTTTTAGATACGACCCCAAGCGGAATTGCCATGATCACCCGAGAGCAAATTGAAGTTGTTGGATACGAGACGGCCAGGGGCTACGATGAACTCGGGCTGAAATGGGTGGCTGGCCTGAGGGCCGTCGGCGTTGCACAACCGCAACTCCTCTCACCGTTGGACCGTGGGGCGTGGACGCTCAACACGCATATCAAAACGGATGTGATTATCTGGCAACTCCGCCAAGCAATCGAAACCGGCGAGCACGCGGCCATCCTGTACGTGGATGTCGATACGGAGTTTTCCGAAGACCCCCGGCAGGCGATGGCGGACCTGCTCAACAAAACAACCTGCGACTTTGCAGCATACGTGCTCAAGGACCGCGAACTGCTCACGGGCACGCTGCTCTTCAGGGCCTGCCCTGCCAGCTTGGCACTCGCCGAACACTGGCGGACGTGGAACCTCCGACGGATGAGGAAACCCGATGGGCCCAATTTGCAAGACGCCCTGGCTGAAATGACCGACGTCGTGAAGGTCGAACGACTCCCACCAGAGTTCGTGTATATCTTCGATACGTTCCAGCAGCTACACCCCGGGATCACACCGGTTATCAAACACCTGCAGGCGTCAAGGACGCTGAGGGTGGAGACCGCATTACTCCTGGCCGGCGGGCGGGTGTCTTTGGATACGGCGTCGAGCTTGCCCGTGAGAGCGGCTACCGAGGCGGCAGGAGTTGGACAGGATCAAGAACCGAAACAACCGAAAGGACCGAAAGCAATGGACCCTTCAAACAAGACTGGGGGCGTGGGATGAGCCCTCAGAATATTGACGTGTGGTATGCGATACCAACAGCGGACGTTGAGAAGGCCCGGAAGTGCTTTGAGGCGTGGAGGGATATGGGGTACCGCACGGCAGCCCTGATGGATATTGGTACCAATCCTGAGAAAACGATGTGCGGTTCGGACTTTGTGGACTTCCCCGCCGTGTATGATGGATATCCATGGGCGGTCAATCGGCTCTGCGAGAAGCTCATTAATAGGCAGGGTATCGCGGGCCGGCCGGCGTCGATCGTAGTTACCGGCGGGGATGATATCTTCCCCGATCCGAACAAACGAGCGCAGGAGATTGCCGCTGAGTTCCTCGAGCACTTCCCGGATACCTTTGGCGTGATGCAACCCACGGGCGATCGCCAGGGCTACATGGCCGATACCCGCACCGTGGCTGCTGAACGTATCTGCGGGTCACCGTGGATGGGAGCTGAGTTCATCCGACGGATGAACGGCGGCTCCGGCCCGTTCTGGCAAGGGTACTACCACTTCGAGTGCGATGTTGAAATGAAGGAAGTCGCCGAGGCGAGGGGCATTCTCTGGCAACGGCCGGACCTCACGCAAGAACACCGACACTGGTCGTATCATCTCAAGGGGAAACCACGCGGACACCGACCGGAGTATCTGAACAGGGCCCATGAGTTGGCCCGTTACGCGGCGGGTCAGGTAGCCGAACGCCGCCTGGCAGGGTGGCCGGGCTCAGAACCGCTAGCGGCCACGGCGGCGGAGGTGGCTACCCATGGCTAATATCGGAGTCAATGGTTTCTGGGCGATCTCCTCAAATGTTGGCGATCGGATCACGTCGTTTCTCATTGAGCAGCTCACGGGCCGCCCGGGCGTGTGGGCCCGGCCGCAACCGGAGAAACAACTCGTGGGATGCGGGTCGATTCTCAACCATGCGATGGCAAAGAACATCGTCTGGGGCGCTGGGCTGGCGTCGTTCAGCGATGGGGTTTGCGAGGATGCGGATATCCGAAGCGTACGCGGGCCACTGTCGCGAGCGGTGGCGATGGCCTGCGGGGCGGTTGTGCCGGAGATTTACGGGGATCCCGGGTTGCTGGTATCGGGGTACGTCGATAGAAACGATATGACCGAGGGTCGGATTGGTATCGTTCCTCATTACATGGACTTCCAACGGGCCCAGTGGTGGTATGGGGATGATGACCGCCTGACGATCATTAGCCCGCTCAATGGCGTTTATGACTTTCTGGAGCAACTCACAGAGTGCGAGTTTGTCTTCTCGTCTTCCTTGCACGGGTGCATTCTGGCCGATGCCTATGGCATACCCAATCGATCGGTGCGAATGGGCGAGGACGTTGGCGGGGATGGGATGAAGTTCCTCGATCACGACCTGGCTTGGCACGGGCTGATGCGAATGCCACTGGACGTTAGCCTTGGCAATGAGGACGATAAGCATCCGCTGCCATTGGATGATATTGGCCGGATGACCGAGGAGTACGAAGAGAGGCGCAAGAGATTGGGGGCCCGAAGAGAAGCGATGAGGATAGGTTTGTTTGAGGCCTGCCCCTTTAAGACCGGGGAGCTGAAATGAACGACCTCTTGAAGAACCCACCGAATACCAATCCACCGCTCAATATCGTTGGCATGATGATGGTTCGCAATGAAGAGTGGATCATCGGACTCTCACTGAGAGTTGCCCTGCAGTGGTGCGATCGTGTAGTCGTGATGGACCATCGGTCCGAAGACCACACCTCCGATATCGTCCTGGCGATTGCCAGCGAACCGGAGTACCGCGGCCGGGTCATCCTCCTGCGGGAACGAACAGCACTCTGGCGGGAAATGGCCTTTCGGAATGTCATGCTCGATGCGGCCCGCCACCTCAAGGCCAGCCACGCGGCGATCATTGACGCCGATGAGATCCTCACGGCAAACCTCATGGACGAGGTCCGGCAGCTTGCAGGTAACGTCCTGCCGGGCGGCGTGCTCGAGCTACCAATGATTCCCGCCTGGCGGTCACTGGACGAATACCGGGACGATGACTCAGTGTGGTGCCGGCAGCAGCTCTCGACGGTCGTGGGTATGTGCGATGATCTCCACTACACCACGCGCGGGCGGGAAGAATATGACTTCCACCATCGCATTCCCATGGGTGCACTATCTGGCGGCCGGAAGCCATACCAGCCACTATCAGGCCTGGCAGGCGGCGGGGTGATCCACGCGCAGTTTGCCCATTGGGGACGGCTGTCGTGGAAGCACACGCTTTACAAGATGATTGAGGTCATCCGATGGCCAGGCCGAGAGCCTGTTGCCCGCGTCGATGCCAAGTACGACCAGGCCGTTGACGAGACGGGCCTGAAGGTCACACCCATGGACGCCGAGTTCCTCGGCGCCTACAGGGACGCCGGGTGGCTGAACGAAATCGGACTCAACGAAGAGCCCTGGCAGAAGGCCGAATGCCACCGACTGATGGAACGGCACGGAGTTGAGAAGTTCCATGGCCTCAACCTGCGCGGAGTTTGGGATACGATTAGCGTGTAACCGAAAGCAATGTTGCCGTACCTGAAAATACCGAAAGCATGGTGACTATGATGGATCGTGACGAGGACAAATTGACGTTGAATCGACAGGTTGTTTCCGTCTGTCTGTTCGGCGGACCACAAGCTACGCGACACCGAACGGACGATGGCCGGCCATCGGTCTTCTACCGAAAATATCTGCCCGCTTGGATACGGGCGTTTCATAACGTGTGGCCAGGGTGGGAACTCTGGATCCACGTGGACGACGAACTCGACGAAGGACTATACGGCCACGAACTGCGAGCACTGGCCGCCGATGGGCTGTGCCGAATCATCGAGTGCGGGACGGCCACGACGCTCAATGAGGCGATGCTCTGGCGGCTGAAGCCCCTGTGGGATTCCGATGTGGAAGTTACCCTCTGCCGGGACCTGGACTCGCTACCGACGTTTCGGGACAGGATGTGCGTTGAAGGATGGCTGCCGATCGAGAAGTATGCGATCATCGGGATTAACGACTCGGTGTCGCACACTGCCCCGCTCATGGGCGGGATGTGCGGGTTCCGACGGTGGGTGAAGGATGCTATTGGCATTCCCACGTGGGAAGCGTTCATCGAACGTGCCAAGCAGATGACCTGCTGGGCGACGCCGAACTCCGACCAGAACGTACTCGAGAACCTCATATGGCGGATGGTAGGTGGGCGCCGGTACGTTCGCGTTCTTAACGAGGACGCCGGGGGCAACCAGGGACGACGGTGGTACGATGAGGACTGCCACTATGATGACGACCGGCACGCGGCCCCCTTCCCCGACGATCATCTCATGCCGCACCTGGGGGCCAGCGGCTTTGACGCCCCGGCCGCCCTGGAGTATTGGAAGGAATGTGGCGACCAGGATATCGAGTGGCGGATTCAAACGGCAGAGGGGCTTTCGGGCGCCGCTCCGATGGAGGCTGTTAGTCCGGCGACTGATGAAGCACGCGAGCCGGTGAGGCGGGTGATCCTGGGGTGCGATCGCAATCTGAACTACGCTACCACCCTGCCGATGACCTGTGCGATCTGGAAACATCGCATTGGCTATACGCCAAGTGTGTTCCTCATTGGCACTAAGGATGAATGGGCAGCCGACCCGCGGCTCGCGAGGGTTGTGGGAGGGTGCTCCGAGGCCGGGGCGGAGATCTGCTGGATAGGGAATGTCGAGTGTTGGGCAAAGGAGTTCAAGCGGTCGACGTTCGCCCAGGTCGTGCGTTTGATGGCGTGTGCCTACCCGTGGCCGGAGAATGACTACCTGCTCACCGCCGACGCGGAGATGTGGGGGCTGAACGTTCCGTACTTTAACAGGGCCATCGACATTGAGAAGTTCGACCTGTACTCGCCGGACTGCTACGCGCACGAAGAGAAACACCGCGAGACGATGAACTATCTCGGCGGAACCGTACGGATGTGGCGGAAGCTCATGGGCCAGGAAAGCCCCACGCTGAGGGACAGCGTTAACGGGGCGATGTGCGTTCGGATCGCACTGATCCACTATCTCAGACATGAGCTTGGCGGTGGGCATGTTGACTATGCGGACGTGGAGAATGAAGATACGAAGGCCCGAAACTGGCTCGAGTGGAACTTTGACGAAGTGGGCTTTACGATGATGCTCGATCGTACGGATTGGTTCCCCGATCGCTGCCGGATGCTCGGGCGTACGCCGTCGTTCTGGGAGTGCAACTCGCCGGGCTCCAAGCCCGTACGACGCGTCGAACGCGCGGAGACCTGGGACGGCACGGTCGAAGGTAAGATCGACGCGAACCTGCCCTACCTCGGCACGAAGACCGAAGTGCGAGCACGGTGTCTTGAGGTTTTCCTGGCGGCGTTTGAGCAGGTGGACGGTGTGGCAGGGACCACCCGGCCACGTGGGAAATCATGGGGACAGTGGGCAAGGGCGTACTGCGATGAGATGGCCGGCCTGCTCGATCAGTTCGGCACGCTGGATGACGCGATCGAGACTGAGGCGGTTACCCAATGAAGAACGAAAGTACAATAGACCAATTCGCCACACACTTGCCATTCGTGGCGGCGGCGGTGATGCGGGCGGCAATAGCCCGGCCATTCCCCGAGCAGATGTTTGTCATTGAATGCGGCTCGGGCGAGTACTCCACGCCACTGCTACACGCGATGGTTACCGGTATCGGCGGGCGGGTGCTCACGCTGGATAACAACGCCGAATGGCTCGAGCGATTCGAGGGGCTGTGCGGCAATGGCCATGAGATGCGCCTGATCGACGATTGGGCGAGCGTGCCTGAACTCGACCAACCCTGCGATATAGCCCTCGTGGACCACGAACCCCAGAGCGAACGGCTGGCGACGATCCGACGGCTGGCCCCGGTGGCCGGGGTGGTAATCTGCCACGATGCCCAGCTGCACACGGCTGTCGGGTTCGATAGCGCCGTGAAGGACTTCTCGTCAGTGGCCTACTGCCGACGATGGGAAACCTGGACTGCCATAGGGTCTAATAAGATTGGCGTACAGGGCATTGGCCCGCTGCTTCAGGAGCCGTGGGAAGGCCTGGAAATAACACCATGATGGATCAGCCCAGACAGAGCGTGTCGGCCGAGAGGACAGCGGCCGTCGTCTGCCCCGGCCCGTCGTCCGAAATGTTCGTGACGGCCGGCCAGGATTACGACGTGGTCATTGGGGTCAATCGCGTGGTCCTCTGGTATCCTGTTGACTACTGGTCGTGTGCGGACCTGCATACGTTCCGATGGGTAATCGAACAAGGCGGCCCCGCGGGTGACCCGCCCTGCCGGCCGAAGATCGTTTGCAAGCGGGCTATCCACCAGGCTATCCGTAATAAGTTCTGGGGCGAGCTGGAGAAGTTTCCCTTTTATCCAGTGGGGGAGATTGTCTTCAATGATACCAACCTCCGCTGGGCAAAGTTCTCGGCGCATGTATCGATCGCACTGGCAGTCCACCTGGGCTGCCGGAAGATAGACTGCTATGGGATGGATTGGTCAGGTACCGCCGATGCTGACGGGTTCACCGATGGCCGGCAGATTCGAACCCCCGAACGATGGGGACACGAACGAAAGCGGTTCGAGGCACTCGTCGACGTACTCGAGAAGAGGAATGTAGAACTATCACGCGTGGGGTGTGGGTGATGATATGTCGACTCCTGAATGGCTTAGTAGAAAGCTCCTGGCGGCCATGGAACGAGGCCTGCCGGTTATCGCTGAACTGTTGGACGCGGTTTCCGGTGGCCTGCCGACCTTTGGGGCGATTCCTGTCGGTAGTGACGAGTGGATTACCGTGCTTACAACGCCGCAGAGACAATCGCACTGGCTCAGCCTGTCACTCCAGGTCGGTGGAGCGTCTATCTCGTTCGACGGGGGTACGACTGTGCATTTGAACCTGCCATCGAAGATCGATATCGTACTCGGCGGACTGAAGATCCCCGCCGACTCGGCTGTGCGTGCGAAGAATACCCAACCGGGACATAACTTCAGAGACTTTAGCCTGAGCGTGTGGTGATTATGAGTGAGACTGAAGATACGCGGTGGACACCAAAGAAGATCGGCATGGCAATTGCCCTCGTGGCGGCTGTCGCGGGGTCCGGCCTGGGCGGCGGCGCTCTGATGGGCAGTCAGGACGACGGGTGCTCTTGCCATCAGGATATCGCCCTGCAGGTCAAGGAACTGGACGCCACGTTCAAGATCGAACTCAAGCACATTGAACGCCGACTTGGTAATATCGAAGACGCCTTGCCAGGTGTGATTTCCTGCCCGGCGGGCAAGGCTGCGGGTGAACCGCTCGCGTGGCCGCTGGATGAACAGATTACACGGATGATTCCGATCGGAGATTAAGATGAGTATACCTGAATGGTTGGGCTTGGAGATGCGGGACGCTCTGGTGGGCATCCTCGCGGCGGTCAACGAGGATCAGCCTGGCGGATTGATGGCCAATGCCGGCGGGCAGGTCAATCCCGATCAAAGGGACGACGGAGCGTTTGTTAAGGGCGTTCCCCTGGTCGCGGTGGAGACCTTGTACTCGCAGGCGACGGTCATCGCCCAGAAGCCCGGTGCGGATGACGTGTCGGCGCCCACGGCGAATACGGGCAAGGTGTGGCTCACCCTGCAGCCCGAGAATATGACCGGGGCTATCCCGTTGCTCAACGGGCAGGCTGTCGGGTTGTTGCCGAATGGCAACCTCGCGGGGTATTACCTCGTGGTGGATAACGACGATGATGGCGTGACGTTTACGTACAGCACGGAGTAAGAACGATGTACGGCACTCCAATGGCTCCGATGGGTCCGTGGGCGGTACCCGAAGCTGACTCGGCTCGTAACGATACCATTACGGACGTTACGGGGAACAATGACGACGCGGGGTCTATGGCCCTGGGAGCGTCCCTGTCGGCGAAAGCCAGGTTTACCGGCCAGGAAGCCTACGAGGCCGATACGCACGTTCACTCGGGCGAAAAATGGTACGGCGCCGCGGCTACGCCTGACGGTGAAACTCATGTTGCCGATCGTATTGGAGCCGGGGACGCTGGGGCGGAAGCCCAACCCTTCGAAGTTGTTTCGGGTGCTGATGATTGGGGAGCTTGGACTCAGATACTCGGGTCCGCCGATACGCCCGCCGACGGCGGGACGGCCTCACATTACGACCTGCACCGGCTGCTGATTACCGGCGCTGAAGATACCGCACAATTATACATCCTCCAGATATGTTCGCAGGAGGATCCGCCGGCGGACGATCCTGGTGATTCGGACTGCTATACGGAGTTCCCCCTGCTGAGTGCCGGCGTGGGGGCCCTGGCCACCATACCGCCGGTGGACGAACAGATGAGACGACGGCCGGCGGGAACCAAGTGTTGGATGAGAACGAGAGCGCCCGACGAGAGCGCGAGTAGCTTATTCTTTTACGGCGGGCTGCACGAATACCACGACCCGGGCGTTTAGAGAGGTGACTTATGAGTGACGGTATACCGATGGCCCCGAGAGGTGGACCCGTTCCGACAGGTGGCCTCGTGGACGGAGCTGGTCTGGTTTCAGGTTGGGTGGACAGGAAGCTGGCACTGCCCCCGTATGCGCCTGTGGTGGTCCCCTGTGATGACGTGAGTGCTTGGGCTGCTGATGCGAACCAGGCTGTCAGTGACGAGGCTGACTACCGAGTCGTGAGCACACAGCCCAAGGCGATGCGGATTCAGCGTCTTGCTAACGCGTGGGGTTCTCTCAACGTAGACTACACCTTTGGTTCGCCGGTTGACCTTCGCAACACCCACTGGATGATGACTATTCAGTTAATCGAGGGCGCTGGCTTTGCGGACCCGGCCGAGTTTACACCGATTGTGGTTCAGGTGTTTGAGAACGCAAACTGGAACAAGTTCAGGATGTTCGGTTCACCTGGGGGCGGTTATTGGAATGGTGGAGATTACGAGACATTCGGCGGGCCGATAGATGGATTCTACACACAAAGCGGAGCGCCGCCAGACTTGTCTGCTGTTACAAGCATTCGTATTACAACGTCAGTAGATAACCCAGGTGACAGCGTCCCTGCCCTTCAGATCACTGACGTTCGATTCGTGCCGCAGCCGTCGTTTGGCGAGTTGTTGTTGCAGTTTGATGGTGCGTATGACAACCACTATAACGCTGCGGCCTACCTGAATAAGTACGGCATGCGCGGCACGTTTTATGTGAGCGAGGCGACGACAGGCGGGTCTCGACTCACGGTTGCACAGCTTCAAGAGATGCAACACATGGGTCACCTGATTGCTTTATATGCCGATGAGTTTCGTGCCGAGACTACGATAGCGGCGAAGATCGCCAAGGTTCAGGCGAACCAACGATGGATGTGGGACAATGGGTTCCATGAGGGCTCCAGGCATTTGGTGGTGGGCGGGTCAAGTACGGCGTCTGACGGATACAGCACTGAGATTAGAGACGCCCTGATTCCTAAGTATCTTGACACGATCACGTTCATCCATGCCGATGCTGACGACGGGAGCACTTGGGGGACTATCACCCCCTTCGTGCCACATCGCGTCGAGCGATACCATGAGTTCAATACCGCCAAACAGGTGGCGATAGAGGCCAGGTTTGATGTTGCCGCTGCTGGCGGGGGGCGGTTCGGCGTGCTCCTGCATGATATTGACCCCGACAACGATATGTCTAGCGGCGACTGGGACGAGTTTGTGGACTTCATTGACAATACGGTTGTTGCCGACGTTGCCAATGGGAAGATGAAGGTCACCACTGTAGCCGAGGCCCACCAGAGAAGCCTTGATTTAGTGAAGCCGTCTATTAGGGCACAGGAAGCCGGGCTGACGATCAGCGCCGCCAATGCCGGGACACCCGATGGCACGGCCATCGTTAGCATTCAACTGAAGAATCCCGACGGTAGCGACTTGGCCCAACGGGGGAACGTGCGGGTGTGGACGTCCGGCCGTGGCGGGGCGGACTTTGGAGTACCTGTTGCTCTGGCCAATAATACGAGCTTTTCCACGGGGGCGATTGTCGATCCCCACATAGCCGATGGTGACTATACGATACTGACAGACGCCAACGGTGTCATTGTGTCCGTGTGGGATGATGACAACGACGCAACGCTCTACTTCATGGCAGAATACAACGGGCGCGTTTACAGCGCCAGCGTTGCGGTGACAGGGACATAAGAATGGCCGTCACGACAAATCCCGAAGTGTTTCTGATTACGTTCGGCGAGGAGATTGCCTACTGGCCGGCGGGGGTGGAAGCCAATGCACGGGCCATACTGGCTATTGTCGATCGGGAACCGGCCATCGAAGACCGCTCGGCGAGTGCGATTGTCATGCCGATTACCGTGGCCAATCGGGCCACGTCGATTGACGATGACTGCGTGGGCGGGATCGCCACGAGCGAAATGGACACCGGTGAGGACATTGTGATGATTTCAAAGCGGCTCGGCGAGGACCCCGTCGGCCTGATGATTCAAGCGATTCCCGTACAGGATACCGAGATGATCGACCTGAGGCTTGCATGATTGGATTCAATGTCATCCTGGATAAACGCGATTTGCAATTCGCCCGGCTGATGCTCCGGGCTGTCCCCCGCGGCTTCGACCGGGCCGCCAGGTTCGCGATCAATAAGACAGTTAGCCGGGCGAGGAAGATTATCATCGGGGCGGTCAGGGAAGAACGCCCGGGGATGAAGGTAAAGACCGTCAGGCGCGGCGTGACGGGCGTCAAGTCCGGCCGGAGACTTGTCGGTGCGGTGGTGATATCGCCACGGCGCCCGCCGCTGATCGAAATGAACCCTAACCCCAAGACCCCAGAGAGAGACTTGGCCCGGGCCAGGCGAAGGGGAGTTTCGTACAAGAGCGCCAAGGGCGGCCGCACGAGAATTAAGGATGCGTTTGTCGCGAGGATGGGCAGTGGGCACGTTGGCGTGTTCAAGCGAGTTGGCCCCGATCGGACGCCGATGGTCGAACCCAAGGGGCCCTCGTCGGCGGAGGTGCTCAAGGATGCACCCGGTGTGCAGGCCCGAGCAGAGACGGAGATTGCCACTCACCTTCGGAACGAACTCGGCAACCAGGTCGATAGGATGCTCCGGAGGGCGGGACGATGAGCGACGAACCTCTTGTCGAAGACATTGCCGAAGATATCCGATCGACCATCGCGACCATCACGATAGCCAACGGGTACAAGCAAGACCTCCTGCCACTCCGCCCAACGAGCAACGACTGGCGGACAGGCACGCCACAGATCAATGGCCGGGTGATAATCGTCCAGGAAGATCCGGACGAAGACGAGGCGACCTCCACGGGTGGCAACTCGGGACTGCTCGGGTGGATCCAGCCGTTTGCCCTGGTGTGCTACGTGCTGGCGTCTGACAAAGAAGAAACGCCCATCGACACGAGGACCAACCGCGTGCGGGCGGACCTCGAAAAAGCACTCACCAACGGCGAGGCCAGCCGCACACGCGGCGGCCGGGCCATCGACACGTTCGTCGGACCACCGCAGGCGTTTGATGCGAACGCCGGGTCCACGGGCATTATTGTACTGATCATCGTCAGGTACCGGACGAAGGACAACGACCCCTATACACCAGGATAACCGCTGACGTTGCAGGAGATATACCATGGGCAATGCACCACTGATTATGAAACGACGAGTACTCGCGGCGAAGATCGAGGCCGTGCCGGGAGTGGCCGAAGCACTGGGGGCGGCTGACGGCACGTTTAACGTGTTTGACGCGACGATCTCCCCGACGATCGACACGGTCACACGCGACGGCCAGGGCGCCAGCTTCAGCAAACTGCCCAGCAGCCCCGGGGCCCGCAGCGGGGTAGTTACGTTCAAGGTGGAACTCACCGGATCAGGGAGTATCGGGGCGCCCGTACCGTCGTGGGCGAGTACGTTCCTGCCCGCCTGTGGTATGTACGACGATAGCGATACGTTCCGCTTCGACAGCCGACCGCCGGAGGCCGACGGCTCCAACACCGAAACACTGACCATCGGCCTGTACGAAGACGGAGTGTTCAAGAGTATCCGCGGTGCTCAGGGTACGTTCGTCACGACGTTTGCCAGCGGCGAGCGTGTGATGATCGAGTTCACGTTCACCGGGGCGTGGGACGAGCCGGAAGATGTGGCACTCCTGGCGCCTGACTATCCGTCGGTCCTACCGCCGCGGTTCGCCAACAGCGACCTGAACATCGGCGGGGACTTCCTGGCGAAACTCTCCGAACTCACTATTGATATCGGCAACGACGTGCAACTGCGGCCGGATAGCCGGGACATTACCGGGTACTGCGGGGCGGTTATTGTCGACCGTGAAGTCGGAGGGACCATGGACCCCGAGGCCACGACGGTTGAAGATCACGATACCTATGGCGATTGGATTCGCCGCACGATCGTCGCCCTGTCGCTCCACGTTGGCAGCGGGTCCGCTGATGGTAACAATATCGCGTTCACGTCGGCGACCTTCCAGATTGTGGGAGCTGACGAGAGCGATCGCAATGGCATTCAGACTGACGATACGGAGTTCAAGCTCCTGCGGTCGGCGGATGCCGGAGACGACGAACTGATAATTACGTTCACGTAGTTTTTGGCTTAAGAATTAAGAATACCCGAATACCGAAAGCACCCGCAGGGGTGCTACGAAGGCACCCTTTGAAAGGAAGATTATGCCCGTATCACTGGACCCCAACGCGAGGTTTGACGTTGTCCTGATTAGCGACCAGGGCAAGGACTCGCCACCGACGTTTGTATTCAAGCACCGATCGTTCAGGCAAGCCCGCGATTGGGCCGCGAAGGTCGACGCGGCCACTGAGTCCAAGGACAACCAGAGGGTTGACGCCCTCGAGGGAGCCGTTGAGGCCTTCCTGGTGGGCTGGCATGACATAGTGGAACCCGATGGCCTGCATATCCCTTATGGTGAGGAGGGATCTCACATTGGAGACTTCCTCACGGCCAGTGAGATATGGGAACTGTGGATGGCCCTGAATTACGAGAGATCGGTGACGGATGAAGACTTGGGAAAATTAGACTCGCCGTCGCCCTCCAGTACGGAGCCCTCTGCAGGGGATGCCGAGGCGGCGGCGGAGAAAAAGACGGAGCCCGAGGGTACCTCGGAAAAGACTGCCTGAAGCACAACCCGCCAACGAAGGCGGCGCCGGAAGTTCTGCAGTGTGCGGCCTGTGATGGCACTGGCCGTGGACAGGGAGACGACGGACAATGCGAAGCAGAAGGCTGCAAGGACGGACGGCTGGAGATCGACTATTGCCCGCGGGATCGGATCCCCGGGGAGATTTGGGACGTTATCCAGTTCGCCGAACTCTACGCCAAAGGACTGCCGCCGGTGGCAGGCGGGGCTCTGGATCAAACGTCATCGTTCATCGACGCCGCACGGTTCGTCTGGGCAGAGCAGGCACGCTGGCAGGCGGAGATGTACCGACGATGACCGGTAAAGGACGGACGTAATGGCCAAGCGACGGTCAATTAATATCATTGTCGCGGCGAAGGACCAAAGCCCGGCGGCGTTCCGGGGCGTTGAAAGACGACTCGATATGCTCAAGAGCCGGGTGTTCTCCCTTAAGAATGCCCTCGTGGGAGCTCTCGGCGGAGCGGCCATAGGTCGGATACTCAAGGACTCCGTTGTTGCGTTCGGCAGGCAGGAAGAGGCCGTTGTCAACCTCACAAACTCATTGGCCCTACTTGGCGTCCAGGGCCAGCAGGCTACGGACGATATGGTGATGTTCGCCAAGTCCATCCAGGAGCAAACGCGGATCGGCGACGAGGCCGTACTTGAACTGGCAGCCCTGGGCGCCGGGCTGGGCCAACTGACGGGCGAGGGCCTGAAGGACGCCACGACGGCGGCTATCGGGCTGTCACGCAGGCTGAAGGTCGACACCGTGTCGGCCATGCGCCTTGTCAGTCGAGCGGCTATCGGCGATACGTCCACCCTGTCACGTTACGGGATCAAGCTCGACGAAACCCTGTCCGCCCAGGAGCGGTTCAATACTCTACTGGTAATGGGAGCGGACGCGTTCTCGCTCGCACAAGGCGAGATATTCACATCTGCCGGCCGGCTTGACCAAATGACCAATAGCGTTGGCGACCTGCAGGAGAAGATCGGCGAGGCACTCATACCCACGATGAACCGCTGGGTTGAAAGTGGCAAGTCCGTCGTGGAGATACTCGACGAGCTGACGGCCGAAGAGATGCAGGACCTTATCGATACCGCCAAGACAGCGGGGAAGATTCTGCTGGCGGTATTCGTGGCGCCGAAGATTGTCGGTGGGATCCGACTGATGACCGGGGCGATTATCGCGTTCAATAAGTCAATGTTCGTTTTCGTCGCGCAACAGAAGATCGTCGGGGCGACTGTCGGTGCGAATATCCTGGTGATCAATGCCAGCACGGCGGCGTACGTGAAACACCGGGCCGCTCAAGCTGCCGTTGCCCTGGGGGCCGTGGCTGTTGTGGCGGCTATCGGGTATATCATCTTCAAGGCACTCGAACTCAAGAAGGTGGCTATCGAAAGCGCCGTGGAAATGCGGACGTTCGGGCGGATGACGCAATCGGCAGCCCGTGCGAGGAAGGAACTCGCCGAGGCCCGGGTAGATAGGAACTTCGACGCCCAGGCCGCGGCGGCAAAGAGACTGATTGACATTGAGGAACAACTCGTCGAGATGGAACTCAAGACCGCCGAGGCCGAGGCTGAGTCTCATATCGGTGTGGCGGCACTCCGGCGGTCTGAGAACGCCAAGCGACGAATCGAAGATCTCGAGAAGACCATCGTTCTAGCCGAGAGACTCGGCCGGAGAGAGAAGGCCATCGCCGCGGGGATCCAACGACGGCAAGAGGCCCGCGAGGCCAACCAAGCGGAGATCGACAGGATACAGAAGAACGCACTCAAGGAAACCCAACGGCTGGAGGACCTGAAGGTGCAGTTCATCGTTGACCGTACACAGCGGGAAGTCGCGGCGATCACCCTGCGGTACGATCGGGAGATCGAACTGGCCCGCAAGGCCTTCTTGGAAACCGCCCGACTGGAGAAACTCAAGGAATTGGAAATCGGACTCATTCGAAAGAGGGCCGAGGACAAACGACAAGCCGACCTGGCCACCGCGGCCAAGGCCGCGGCGACCAAACGACGCGACGAAGAGCAAGCACTGGCCAAGGACGCCGCGGACAAACGGCAGCGAGCTTTGGAGATTGTGCGGTCCATCGACGAAGAGAACCTTGCGGAGGCCGCACGCCTGCAGGTCGAACTGAGCGAAAAGGGCTGGGAGAAGGAACGGAAGCTACTGGAACTGAAGCACGCCGAAGAGTTCAAGATCCAAAAGGCCGCCGGTGCGGACCTGGCCATACTCAGGGACCGCCAGGCCAAAGAACTCGCACTGGCCCTGCGGGAGTTCAAGGACCGCGGCGCCGGTGGCGGTGGCGATGCCACGGCCGGGGGCGTGGCGGCCAAAGAGGCCCGATTCCTCAGGACGGCGGGCAAGTTCCTCGGCAAGCCCTTGGAAGATACCGCGAAGAAACAACTCGGCGTGCAAGAGAAACAACTCAAGATAACGACCAAAGCACTCAGAGATCACGAAGCCGGGCGAGAGGAGCTCCGTACGACGATCATCCAACTGATGCAATTGATGCCGCGAACGGCGGAGTTCAACTAGCATGAGCGTAGTCAACGTCAAGAAGTCGTGGCAACTGTCATACGGGATATCCACCGACGGCCGGACAGCGTCGGAGGTATATACCGTTCTGCTGGACGCTGTCCCGGTGAGTGTGGCTATTGTTGCCCTGGCTGCTGGGATCCCGCGGGTTGACGATACGACCTACCCCGGGGATGACTGGATGGTGTGCTCGGAAGTCAACCCTGTGGCCACGGGACCGATGTACTACACCGTGACGGTCAACTATGAGAAAGTCGGCTCCGGCGATGACGAAACGCCCATGCAGGCTGATGCGAAGTTCTCATGGTCAAAGACCACCACGACCGAACCCAAGGACTTTGACGTCAACGGCAAACCAATTGTCAATAGCGTTGACGAACGGGTCGACCCGCCGCTGGCGTTTGAAGTTGTCGATCGCATCCTCAAGTACTCCAAGAACGTTGCCACGTATAACGTTCAGGCCCGGTCGGAATACGATAACGTCACGAACTCTGATGAGTTCCTCGGCTGGCCGGCGGGTACGGTCCTCTGCCGGCCTATCGACGCCACGATCAAACGGCCGGGCAACCAAAGTTACTACCGGGAGAGCTATGAGTTTTGGTTTAGGAAGGGCGTGCCCGTCGTGGGCGGCACGGGTGGCCCAGCCAAGGCATGGTACCGCCGATGGCTGAACCAAGGCCTGCGATCGTCAGGCGGCACCAATGACGACGGCAGCCGCAGGTTCGCCCCGATCCTCGACAGCCAGAACAACCCTATTACCGAGCCGGTGAACCTCGCTGCCGATGGTACCCCGCTGGTCGTTGGCGACCCGGTAATCTGGAACGAGACGCAACAGTACGGCGAGAAGGATCTGAACGCGCTGGGAATCAGCCTTACATAGAACGACAGGCTAGAGGTTAAAGGTTAGAGGTGAGATGATGGCGGACAGAAACTTTATCGGGACGGTGGACGGCGATGTTGGCAATCCGGCGAATTACTTGGAAGGGTATTTGCCTGTCAATGGCGACGATCTTTATTTTGAGACGCCAGGTGTGGCTATGGATACCAATCTGGAGATCCTGGCGGCCGTGCAACTCGCGTCGCTGAACATTGCCGCCAAGGCCGGGCAGGTTGGCAATGACGATCTCAACGCCGATTACTTTAAGATCGGCGCGGAGATCGTTCGCATTGGCTACGAAACGGGCTTCTCGAATCCATCCATGGCCCAGAGGATCAAAGTCCACCTGGTGGACAGCGGGGCCTCATGCAACGTGCAGGTTGACAACTCAGCGGCCTCATCTATCGATATCGGCCAGGAGCCTATCCGCCTGAAGATTGATGCAATGACCGGGGACAATGCCACGGTGAACGTCCGCAAAGGACGCGTGGCGATTGCCGACCAGGAGCCCGGCGAAGTGTCAACACTCCTGGCACTCAACGTATCGTACGTGTCCAGCCCGGCGGACGATGCCAGGGTGGCCCTCGGCACGGGCTGCACGGTCGTTACGATTACCAAGACCGGCGGCCAGGTTACCCACCGCGGCACGGCAACCACCATCGATAACCAAGCCGGCGATATGAAGATCGAAGGGTCGGCTGCGATGACCACCCTCACCTGCCAAGCCGGCGAGATTGTCTGTGATACCACGGGCACGATTACAACTATCAACGGCAACGGCGGCACGATCGACTTCACGCGTACGAGCACGCCGCGGGCAGTCACAACGTACCATCGACGAGGCTCAGGTGTGCTCAGGTACGATCCGGCGATCGTCACTATCGGAACGCTCAATACCGGCGGCGGTGTTAGCGTCAAAGCGGCGTGAGGTGACCGGTGGGTGCAGAAGGATTCACACTCGACGAAGAGACCATCGCTCGGCTCAGGGCGGCTCTGGAATGGATAGAGGGCCAGAAGCGTAACCTGGTTACTGCCAGCCGGCGTAAGCAGCCGCTACCCGACGCCAAGGTCAGATACTGCCAGCCGCAGGAGATTTTTGAGCTCGGCAGTACGATTGACGTCCACGAGACCAACAGCCTGGGCGTCGACGTGCCCCACGCCACTACTATTGCCCTCCACGTTGCGTGCAATGGTCTGGCCCTCTCAACGTACTTCACGCCCGTAGACGTCCTCCGGTGGCGCAAGTATGCCGCCCCGGATCACAATGGCATTGTCGGGGTGCTCGTGGGGCTGCTCGAGGAAGTACCACCGGACCCCGGGTTCGATGCCGTTCTGGTCTGGGATTCCACGGCCGACCCTGGCGAGAACGTCGTGTGGAAGGAAGTCAAAGAGTTTGAATGCCCGTAGGAGATGGCCATGACGCCTGAGGAACCCTCCTACTGGGATGGCGAGTTCTTTCCCTTTCAGGACGGACAACCCGTTCTCATATCCCAGCAGGACTTCGAAGACTGCTGTTGCGATGGCTGCCTTTCCTGCGGCGAGGGCCATACGCAGCCGTCAGTGGTCATCACTACCACCGCCGGCAGCGGCGACTGCGCTGTTGACGGGACAATCCCCTTTGAGGAGTTCACCGACCTCGCCCCTGAGGCCATTTGCCGGTGGGATTGGGAGACTGACATTGGCATACAGACTTTTTCACTCTTCTACTGCAGGACGACGAAGACTTACTGTGCGATTATCAATCCCCCGGACGCCTCCTACGGCGGCGACGCGGATACTTGCGATTGCGTGGCGTCAATGACAGACGTCACGGAGTACGTGTCGTGCGTGAACGGCGTTCTCACGGGCACGTTTGAACTCGTGGGCGATGCAGAGTTCGACTGCGAGGAATACACGGCAACAGTCACACTCGGGGGACCGTAGGATGGGCACACCGAAAGCCGAACGCAAGGAACACAAGGACCTCCAAGCCAAAGAAGCCAAAAAAGCCAAAAAACCCTGTGGGTGTCCTGAGGGGGGCGACAGCCAGGCTGATGTCCATGCCGGCCAGCTTGCCCGCTTCAGGCTGAGCATGGCCAGCCTGGCCGCTGTGGCGAACTTCCGGGGTATGAGAGCCCAACGGTGGACGCGGTGTGCACGAGTTGGCAAGTGCGGGCTGCTGTGCGACGCCGTGGTTGTCCGCGAGGGAGAAAAACCCGAGTGCACGGCTGGCCGGGGCGAGTACGTGGATCTGCATCTGGCACTCATGGACCCCGCGTTCCAATGCCCCCGCGACCGCTTTTGAACTTTTTGGGTAAGGATTGGGGCGTTTGCCCGAAAATAATCACACCTATAAACCCCCATAGCGAAAGGCCTCCGGCGTGATGGGGAAGATTTTTGCCAGAAGAACGGATTTAGTAGTGGACTTATGGGAGAGATGGGCCGATAATTCCTCCTGTCGTGAGAAGGACCGAAAGCAATGAACGACAGAACGACAGGTACCAAGGGCGACAAGACCGCTGGCCAGGGCAAGAAACGGTCAACCGTCGGCCGGCGACTCCGACAGCGCAAAAGCCCCCTGCCGTACAACCTCAAACCACTCCAGCAGGCACGACTCGATCAGGGCCTGTCATACGCGGAAATCGCTCGGCGAATCGGCCGACACAAAACCGTCGTCAGAGATACACTCGCAGGCACACCCGACAGCCAATCGCCACGAACGATCAAACAGATTGCCGATGAACTCCAGGTTGACATGGTCGACCTGAGGCCTCCAGATAAAGATAAGGGAGCTGATTATGATGGACAGACAACGGATGATATTGATCCTACGGGAGTTTGCCTGGCTGCCAGCGGTAGCGGAAGTACTTCCCCGGTTGAACACGATGGGCATTGACGATCTGCGATCACTGTACGCGGAGGTCGATAGCATCTGCGGGGTCGTAATGGGCACGCTCGCGGGGGCAGGGCGATGAAACGACAAGTGATATATATTGACCCCGCCGTAGATGCGACCCGAAAGGCGATTGGCGATCTTTTGGCCGATGGCTGGGCTCCTGAGCATGTAGTCATGGGAAGTAGTCACTCGTGTATCGTTTGCTTCATGGTCAAAGAGAACTCTCCGTCTGTGGCAGTCAATACGGATGATGTGGGTATCGTTGTTGCTGGAAGGCGCATCGTGGAACTTTGGGACAAGGGTTGCATTGATGCCGCGGCTGGCCAAGTGAGCGCCGTACATGATGCGATTGAGGTATTACGCAGTGAGGTTTCCAGTGAGAAGGCTCCTGCCGGGGGGGCGGCATGAAAGCACTGACCATATGGCAGCCGTGGGCTTGGTGTATTATCCACGGGGGCAAGGACGTTGAAAATCGACGGTGGCCGGCCAAGCACCGGGGACCGCTGGCCATTCACGCGGCCGCCAAGCGCGATACTGACTATTACAACGATCAACGCCGGTGGATTAAGGAAACTATGGGTGTGGACGTCCCGCCTATCGAAGACGTTGGCTTTGGCGTGGTCGTGGGCGTCGTCGACGTTACGGGTATGACCCGACGACGGACGTCGCCGTGGTTCGAAGGGCCGTGGGGCTGGCAGCTCGCCCGCCCCTACGCGGTCATCGAACGGGCCGTTACCGGCAAGCAAAGCCTCTGGACGGTCGACGACAGTCTGATTGTCAGAGCGGGGGCCGTGGCGCCTGACGATATTCCCACGGGACTCACCGGCAAGGAGATGGCCACTCAGCAGTGGCGGGCCAGGCAGGCACGTATCGCCCGGCGAAAGGCCGCCGTGCAAAGTACACCGCCAGCTATCCCGGGCGTTGCCCGGCCGTCCCACTGGTGCGAGAGATGCGATTCGCACATCGACCTCGGAGGGGTCTGCCCGGGGGCAAGTGCATTTCAGAGCACCGGCCGCCCGCTTTGCCATAGTGACAACGACGAAATGATCAGAGAAATTGCCCTTAAGGATAAACTCGCCGAGGTGTATTGCCGTACGTGCAAGACATTCAAACACCGGCGGGGCGTTAACGGACAGACCGCCGGTCCGTGCGATGGTATGGTTGGTATCACCGGCCCGGCCGTTGCGGACCTCGAGCGGCAGATGAAAACGTGCTACGACCCAGAACAAATCACGGGCGGCAGTGGGAACGGACACCCTCCAGGCAGCCTGGCGGATGAGGCCGATCATCCCGCCGGACAGGACGCCCGCTCGCAACGGCGAGCATCCGTCCAGCCATATGGGCAAGGAAGCCCCTGCCGTCCGTGATGTTCAGATACGACCTATGTTGGCTTTTACCGAAAGGGCCGTCATGTTGAATAGTCGATCGTTGGCAATGGGAGTCTTCGGGATGTTCCTCCTGGCTATTGGCTCGCTCGCCGGTGGGCTGGTGGCTCGATTTGAATACTGGTGGCTCCTGCCCGCTGCCCTGTTCGCATATAGCATACTTGCTGCGTTCGGCGGGCGGTTCTTGCTTTGGCAACAGGCGCAAAGATCCCTTCAAGCTGAACACCGTAGGATCCACCGCATGAGAGAAACCGGCGAACAACTCCGGCGGGCCAGGGCGGGGAGTAAGTTCGCTGATAATATATTTGATGCTGCGAGGGCGGCGGGATTAGAGCCAACTGCACTGGGAGGTGCCGAGCAGGGCCTGAGCAAGCTGACCGCGAGCGAACTCGCCAAGCTTGCGATCGTCTATGGGATGTTAGCCAATGAACTCGTCCCGGTCCCGCCAGCCCTCCTGACGACCGGCCCGGGCGGCGATTTTACCAAACACACAGAGAGCGACTCGGTGTTGGATATGCTCGGGCAGTGATAACAGCGGGCAACGGCCCGAACGAATGGAACTTTTGGGAAAGGACGTAGAATGCGAAGTCTCAAGGGAATGCTCGTAATGATAGTCGGACAGGGTCTTGTCGGGACGGTCACTGAAGAATGTGCCGGGCCCGAGGGCAAGCCCGTGGTGCTCGTGGAGAACATCGACACGAACAGCCAGGCTTTTAGACAGACCGTCCTACGTGAAGACGTTCGACAGGTGGACTTCGTCGAGGTCGACCCGTGGCGAGGGCTGGCGTTCAAGGACACTATCCATGGCTATGTGGGTGTGGCTACGTCCCGCCATACGTACCTTTCAGGCTGCGATCGTGTGACGCTCGAACGACTCAAGGAAGACGGGTCTATCGAGTCCAGCACGTTCGACCGCCCGCAGCTCGTCCTCGCCGACCCCGACGGCCTTCAGGACGAAGCCCCTACGCCAGCCGCTGACGACCCCGGCGGACCGGGCGGTCTGCCCGCCAGGAGCGGTTCGGCAAGCCAACCCCGAGAATAACCGTGGAGCCCCCGGCGGCGGGGGTTTTTGGGTAAGGACCCCCGCCGCTTGTGTTGGACAGAATAGGAATACTGAAGTGTGGCTATACGTACCGTCAACCTTTGCACCGGCGGCGCCGGGCTCGAGATTGGACTTGAACTCGCTTGCCCCGGCCTATTCCGACCTGTTTGTTACTGTGAGTGCGAAGCCAACGCCGTGGAAACGCTTATTGACAAAATCAAGGCGGGCTGCCTACCCGATGCTCCTATCTGGGATAACGTGCGAACCCTCTGCGATGCACCTGTCAGCGATTTCATGGGCAGCATCCCTGGCGGACCCCAAGCCGTCATCGGCGGAATCCCCTGCCAGCCCCACTCCGTCGCCGGCAACCAGCTTGGCGACAATGATCCGCGAGATCTATGGCCCCCGACGTATCGCTTCATTGAGCAGTATGAATCGGTACAGCTTGTGTTCATTGAGAATGTTCCAGGGATGCTTACAACTGGCGGAGCGAGACGTATCGTCGAAGACCTGGAAGGATTGGGTTTCACGGTTGCGGCAGGCCTCTTTACGGCGGCGGAAGTCGGGGCAAGCCACAAGCGGGAACGACTGTTCATCCTGGCCCACCGCGGACTGCAACACGAGTACCTACAGCAACGGCGAGCGGGGGATGAACCTGCGGGAGGCCGGGCAGACGTGGCCAACCCCGAATGCGAGTCCCGACGCCCCGAACGCGAGCACCACGCGGGAGAATGGTCGCGAAGCCCGCAGGTTGACCGATCAATGCTTGGCATCAGTCGCCAAGAAGTTCTGGCACATGCCGAATGTGCCGAACCGGGGGCCGGAGACAGCCGACTCGAAGGCGAACCGGCCGGGGGCGGGCGGGATCGACCTGCAGACGGAAGTTCAGCTCTGGCCGACACCCGCCGGCCGGGATCACCGCTCGCAGAACTCGACGGACAGCCAGGTCAGGCGGAATCTGGGCTCCAAGAGGGGCCAGCAGTTGCCCAATTTCGTCTCCCAGTGTTTCCACCCGGGCCAGCCTGCTTCGAAGCATGGCGAAAAATCCTCGAAATCGACCCGACGCTTGAACCCGCGCTTTGTCGAATGGCTGATGGGCTGGCCGAGAAACTGGACCCAATGCACAATCGCACGGGACGACTCCGACTACTTGGAAACGGTGTTCACCCCCTGGAAGCAGCGTATGCGTTCCTGTCTCTTGCGGCTGTGCTCAACGAACAACCATAGGACGATCACGAAAAGGAACTGACCATGACCACTACCGGAAGCAAAGGGACGCCGAAGAAGACGAACAAGAAGAAAACAATCAAGAAGACGAGTAAGAAGCACAAGGGATCGAAGCGAGCCAGGGACGAGGATGTTCTGGCCAAGGCCACCGACCGGCAGAGTATGGCTGATCTCGACGGGAATAACTTCGAGCCGGGGTTGAAGGTCGGCAAGATTACCAACGATACGCCCGTGGGGACGGTGTTCGTACTGCCCGAGCCCGAGGGGGAAGTCGAGCTGGCCTCTCGGGCGGGTTCGCGTGACTATCTTCACCTGCTCTTCGACGACGGCGAGCTTGCTTTCGAGACCTTGACCAACAGCGAATGGAACGACCAGTGGGCGCCGAAGGTGCTGGAGGTTCGACCGCCGGCGACCGTGGAGTCCAAGAGCGACAAGCGACTGGCGGCGATCGAGAAGGCCGGGCGGCGTTGTACGAACTCACTGGCGGTCGTGGAGTCCATCAAGGTCGACCTGAAGGCCGCCAAAGGCGAGCACGACAAAGACTGCCTGGCTCTCTTTGCCCTGGTCAACCCGCCTAATATGCCACTATACGACCAGAAGACCAATGACGCCCCGGCGGTCGCCCCATCTGACGACTCGTGGAGGGAATGGAAACTCGATCAATTGACCGGGCCGGAACTCGCCCCGAAAATCCTCGCCAAGCTCGCCGCCAACGAACCGAGCCTCACCACACTCGGCGAGCTCGAGGATTGGAAGAAAAAGAAGGGCATGTTCTGGGCGACGGATATACCTGGTATCGGCGTGGCCGCACAGGGCAAGATCGACGACTTCACGTACGACCACGTCCCCCCGGGCGATGCGCCGGCGCCCGAGGCCGCCGCCACCGCTGGCGCCCCCACTAGCCTGCCTGCCGATGATCCGGACGAATATTTCGATCGGGCCAGGGAGATTCTCGACGAGGTCGGCGACTCTGCGAAGGTCAGTGTTTTACAACGCAAGCTCAAGATCGGATTCTGCCGGGCGTCGAAGCTCTTTGACGCGGTTGTTGACGCCAGGACCATCAGTGAGAACTCGGCGGCTATCCTGTTGATCGCTGAGGGCGACGAGAAGTACGCCCTCGATGCGATCCTCAAGTGCGAGAGCTTGGTAGTGCTCGATCACTGCCAGGCGTTGAGCACTCCGGACAGCTGGCCGAATATAGTGAACGATTGGCGGAATGCTCATATCACTGCTCGGATCGAAGAACTCCTGGACTGCCGAGACGGCGTCAAGGGAGACGTTGAGTCCATGCGGGCACAGTGCCATCGCTATGTGGTCACTGGCAAGCAGGACGTGGCTATCACCCACATCCGGGCGTGCGAGGACGTCTACCGACTCCGACGGGCTCAGTACCAAGGCCTGAAGGGCGACTGGCGCCGATCGGCCGTGGACACGCGTATCGAAGAACTTCTGGCAAAGAAATAGTAGGCCTTGGGAGTGTCCAAGGCCGTGGGCAAGTTGTTGTCGTCCTGGCTCGGCCGGCCCACACGGGAAGCCCCCTACCAACGGGGGGGGCTTCCACTGAACCAACCGCCAATGGCGAGACGGGAATATCATGGGACCGATAGCTGAGGTCATCTTCGGGCTTCTGGGATTGTCAGTAGCAGCCGTGGGAGTGTCCGCCATGATTGGCGGCGCAATGCTCTTGCATAGCGGGTTGGTGATATTGGCGTGTGGGCCTAAATCAGCGGGCGGGGATATAATTGACGACTTCAAAGCGTCCCTGATTATTGAGGCGTTTACGTGGCCCTATATCGGGCTTGTCGGTGGCGTTGTCATGCCCCTCATGGCGGGTACGCCGTGGTGGTAAACCAAGTTAACCGGAGCCAAAGAATGCCAACGCAAATCGAGTATATGAACAACCCCGATGGGTTGCGGGGCGAGGCGTGGAACCCGCTTGTTGGGTGTACGCCCGTATCCGCCGGCTGTGACCATTGCTTCGCGCGCATCGCCGAAGACACCCGGCTCAAACACCTTGGCCGGTGTGCGACGGGATGGACGGGCGATCGGAGAGTGAGCAAGCCAATCTTGCCAGCGAAGGGCCGGCCGTACTTCAACCGCGGGCCGGTTTGGCAGGGCATGGAGATGGCCCGCCGGCCGTTTCACTGGAAGAAGCCCCGGCGGGTTTTCGTCTGCCCGCGGTCAGACTTGTTTCACAACCACACTTCCTTTGACCTGATCGCCCATATCTTTGAGACGATGAGAGCCTGCAGCCAGCATATCTTCCACGTCCTGACAAAACGACCGCAGGAGATGCTATCGTTCCTCAAGTGGTGGTATGCGACCACGGGATTTCCCACACTGCCGAATGTGTGGGTGGGTGTGACCGTTGAGAATCAGGACGTCGCCAAGAAACGGCTGGATCTGCTGGCCAAATGCCCCGCAGCCCTGCGGTACGTCTCATATGAGCCAGCCCTCGGGCCGGTGGACTTCTCCCCGTGGCTCGATGGCGGGATGATCGACTGGCTGATCTGCGGCGGCGAGTCCAAGCCGGGGGCACGCCCTCTACACCCGCAATGGGCCCGTGACGCCCGCGACGCCTGCCAGAAGGCCAACAAGCCGTTCTACTTCAAGCAGTGGGGCAGGTGGCTGCCGTGGGAGCAGCGTTGTGATGACCGCAAGTACCGTTCTCAGGATCACCATGCACGTCTCCTGAGCTATCCCGAGAACTGGGCCCGTGGGAAGATAGTGTATTACGGCGCGGGTAATGTCTACTATCAGCCTGTCGGCAAGAAGCGAGCGGGCGATTTCCTCAATGGGTGTCAATACCACCAGATGCCCAGGGTGATAGCATGAACGCTACCTACAAGCGAGCCCATGGCTGGAAGAACGATTGTTGCAATGCGTGCGGGAAGAAGCTGCGACGGGGCGTGACTCGCCATCTGACCAGCGATGGGAACGAATGGTGCGGCAAGTGTTATCGGCAGTTTCACAAACAGACCGTCAAGCGTCGGCGGGCGGCTCTTAATGACAGCCCCCAAGGGCACGGCCCCGGGTATGCGGCGAGTTGGAGACGAAGGCTGCGTGCAGCACAACTAGACTTCATGGCCACGATAGGAAGAGGGACGGTCGATTAAGCCCACGGATGGGAACATAACGAGCCCGCCTGCGGGTGAACTGGCCCCGGCCCGGCCGGCGCCAAAAGTGCCCGGGCGGTGGGTGTGGCGATTGACGCGTCGAGCAGATATGGAGCCCGATGCCAAATGGCTGTACGATCATGGAACTGGTGAGAGGTCACCGTTGGTATATCGAAAGGAACAATTAAACACCCAAAAATCTCTCAGGATCTTCCGAGCGGAGATCGACGAGAGAAGACGGAGCGTTTGCAAGTGCGGTGGCGTGGCGTTGCTGGGCATGTACGGGCTGCTCTGCAACTTTGCCATGGACACCCGACACTTCATGCGCGGCTACCTGGTCGATCAACGTGGCCATCCGGCGAGCCCATCGAAAATCGCCGAGACTCTTCACTTGCCCAACGTGACGACTGCACAGGTCGCCACGGCTATCCGACAGCTCTCACGCTTGGACCTGGCCCTCATCGAACGGGTCGACTTCGTCCAAGCGTGGGAAGCCGAGGACCTGGCAGAACGGGCAGTGCGGGCCAGATACGAGGCGAAAGAAGCTGCCAAGGCCGAACAGGCAGCCCGAAAACGCTCTCAGGGGCCCAAAGGCCGGCCGGGGCTGGATACCACGCCCACTGCCGAGGACGTCCACCAGGACCGCAGCACGCACGCTCAGCATAGCCATACTCAGCCCAGGGCCAGAGAGGGACCCTACCCGGGCGGTGAATCGCAGACGGTGCGCCAAAGGACCGAACTACAACAAGAACATGAACGTGAACATGAACGCCAACAGCAACATGAAACGCAGAACGTACGGCATACGGCAACGGCAAGGACAGAGACGGGAAATCCCGGCACTACAGCCAGCCTGGGCGCACAGGGAGCCCGAGCACGCCCAGAGGACGCACAGGGCCACCACGGCCCGCCTACGAATGCCGCCCCGGCCGATGGCCGGGATAGCCGGTCACCCACCGAGACGGGACGGGGGGAGGGTCTGCCAAGCGGGCCCCCTCCCGACCGTCCGGATAGCCATATCGGGCCCGGGCCGGCCCCCAGCGATGCCGCTCAGCCAGGCACGCAACAGCCCCCGGTCATCATCGAGATTGCCGGAAGGACAGCCAAGCCCACCGCCCACGTGTGGGAGGAAGTCTACTGCGATAAGGTCTACCCCTACCCATGGTCCGCATGCCGCGATGATCACACGGGCAGGAGTTATGGCTCAGTCATCTATCGAGCCCTCGGCCTGCCAATTAATCGCAAGCGTGCCGGGCAGAAGTTCTTCAGACGCGAGCGGGGAACGTTCGCATCGAAGTGGGCAATGCTGCTCAAGCTGCCGATCGGGCTCACCGACGATCAACTACTCGCGTTTGCCGAGGCTGGTATCGAAAAGGCCCGGGATATCGAAGCCCAATGGCGGGCTGGGCACAAAGGCGAAGGCGGCGAGATACGCAACCGAGGCCGGGTCTGGAACGCTTGGTGCAAGAAGATGTTACAGCAGATAACCACGGATGGTATGGTTCCTGCCCTGAAGACTAGAAGGGTAAAGCCCGAACGGGGGCAGGAGTGAGACATAAGTGTCAATTGTGCGGGCGAGTGGCCGAGAATCATGTGTGTCGTAAGGACAGCTTTGGACTCATCTTAGGCTATGGGTCCTCCTGGGCCAAGTCACACGCGGATCACGAGAGG